AGAAATGGCCCAAAATAATATTCTGTAAAGTGTTGTTTGTCTTTCCAGACTTGTCGGCCGAATTTCCATTCTCCTGTATAGGACAAATCAATAAACGGATTCTTTTTCAAAACGAATGTTTTCATAACTTCTCACGAAAAGATTGATAGAGTAACCAGAACACACTAATTACTCTATCAAAAGGAAATGAAAATGTCAAGTTAATTTTTTCTAACTCTCACCGATGTGGATCCTGATGACATTCTATCAGACACCCGTCTTCCACTGGATTTTGATTGTTGAATTGAGATTGGAGTTGCTGAAGAACTAGAAGAAGATTTCTTTTTCTGTAGTTCAGCAGACATCCATGCCTTAGCAATTGGATTAGAAACTTTTTTGCTTACCATTGCACGAACACGTTTCCATACTTTTGCAAAAACATCTTCACCGGCCATGTTGTTCTCTACACGAATATAGTCTGACCCAAAATAAGCAGCAAATCTATCTTTGTTCTTCTGAACATCATTCCACATCTTTTCAACATCACTGTCAGGAAGAGTTCGTTTTCTCTTTCTATTTTGTTCCTGTGCTGTGTCAAGTGAAGTGTCCACAAAAATCATGGAAACATCATAACCCAATTTCTTGAGTTTGTCAGCTTGTGCCACAATCTTATCATAATCTTTTCCTGTACCATCAATGATGATACCCAAGCGACCAGCAAGATAGTTACCTTGCATTCTCTTGGTCACTCCTTTTGCTTTTTCACGGGTTTCTTGTCCGAGGTCAGAATAAATGTCTTCTGGTGTAGTATCTAATCCAACATCAGAAAGCATCTTTTCGTATACATCATCACTGTTTACGACCTTCAGTCCCAGACCACCAGTGGTTCTTTTGACTACATATGATTTTCCACTACCAGGTCCACCTGCTAGAAAAATGGCCTTAAAGATTCCTGGATCATATAATCCTTCTCTAAGTTCCCAGAATTGTTTGAGTGATTTCATTTCCTTTCCTTAAAAATTTCTTTGTTCTATTTGTATAGAGGTTGTCATAATATTTAGTTTCTTCAAAATTTGAGTTGCCTGTATCAAAGTTCCTTTCATTTCCTTGCCGTTGGAAGTTCATTTTTCGTACACGGGTCTTGAGTTTGGAAGACATGAATGCTCCTGTTTGAGGTTTGAAATGGATATGACAAAATGTTTGGCGATTCCTCCTTATACTGATTGGTTTGCCGAATCTCCTCCATCGGAAAGAGCAGATCCACCAGGACCTGTTCCAACAGAAGAATAAGGTTCTTGAACATCATCTTTGACCATTAAAAGATGACAGCTGTGTGTATTTTTTTGATTTAAAAATGCAAAAGAATGATGAAGTTTTTTAATCAAATATCTGCCTGATAAATGTTTGTTTGTTTTATCATCAGTTACTGTTGTTCCTGATGGAAAATTTATTTGAATCAAATCACCAGCTTGAATATTAGTTCTACCTACCATTTCCAATCTTAAACGAAAACCTTTTTCTAATTGATACAATCTGGATCTTCTTCTCATACACCATTTATCTACATTACTTCCATGATATGGATTTGTGTAGTCTGCATGAGTTGCACCTTCCAATTCATAATAATTTTTATCAGATACACCGTCAAGAATCGTTCCTTGAACAAATTGAATAGACTGTGGAAAGTCTGATAATTTTTTACCACCAAATTCTTTTGCTTCCGAAATTAATGGATTAGATGAACCATCAACAGCATTTTCTTGTGCATGTTTATCTTTTGCAAATTCATCAAGATAGTTATATTCTTTTTTCTTAATACCTTTTGAATACCAATCATAGATGATGATATTGGAAGAATACATTCCCATTCTTGTATTCAACAAACTATCTTGTGTATTTTCCACTTCAAATCCAACAATATTTTCCATTTCAGCAACAAAATCTGTTTTACCTTTTTCATCTGTAAATGATGCCACATGTTCATCTAATGCGGCTTTAACTGTTGGTTGATTGAAAAGATTGTCTACACTTCTAAAATGATACCCAAAACATGTTTCATAAAATATATAAGTTGGTGCTAATCCATTTGCAGCAGACAAGCATCTTTGTGCAATCATATTGATAGCAGAGAACGGACGCATGTTTGGTATTACAAATTTATAGTTATCTGCTGTTTCTTCAAAAAATAGTTTTTTCTTTGAATCTAGAAGTGTTGGTGAACGGAGTATTTTCTTGATAATAGCAGAAGGTTCGCCAGTGTATGATTTTGAAACACGAACACGATTATTCATGTATACATCTTGTGTAGTAAATGAAAGAACAGTGGAACGGGTTTGGTCATTAATATCCGTGACAGAAAGCACTTGATTAATGTACAAATAGTTTTTAGAAAAATCAATTACAGTTTCTTCTGTTGGAGAATCTTGAGGAGTTTGTACTTTTAATCTCAATCGTTCCTGACCAATAAATGGTGCATTATAAACTAAATTTATTGTGTCAACTATTGTGATAGTTCCAGTGATTGCATTTGCACCAATATCTTCATATATATCAATAGCAGAAACTAACTCTTTAACATCATATGTATTACCACTAACACAAGATATTTCAGCTATTTCTAAATCAAAATCACCAGTATATTGAATTGTATTTCTTGCCATCTTATGCTCTGGACATTAAGTTATCAAATTCTCTTTTAATTTGATCCACATACTCTGGAAGTATTAAACGTATTTTGGAAAGTTCTCTTTGTAATCTGTCTTCATATACATAATTTGTAATAGGTTCTGCATTTGGATAACCTGTATTGTTAGGAAGTTCTATTATTTCTGTGGTATCACCTGATGTTTGATAAATTTCATAATGATGTATCGCATTTATATCTTCATATTTACCATATACATACTGTTCAAATTTTGGAACAGACATTGGCCATTGAGAATAAACATCTGTTATATCATTTGCTAACAATACTAACCAATGTAATTCAACATTTTCATAATAATAGAATGCAACAATTTCTGGAGTATCACCATCTTGCACATCATAAAAATCAAAAGCAATAATATTATTTTTGACTAAATCATTAAATTTAATTCTACGCATCAAATTTGTCATTGTATAAAATTGTCCATCTCCTCTGACATCATATTGTATTTTTGGGAATTTTTTAAAATACATTTTAATAACCTCCCTCTTCTATTCTTGTGCTTGTTACCATTTCCAATTCTTGGAATGTTAATGTCATAGAAGTTTCTACAGGAGATCCCCCTTCATAGAATTGCGGTCTAGCACCACCGTAAGTAACATTACAAGATGTACATACTGTCCTTCCTATTTTTGGCAAATAATTACCATCATTCGGTTTAAATTCAATTTCAAATGCAGAAGGAACTATCATGGTCCTATTGGACCCTGATGTTGAATCAAAATTTGGAGACATGTTAGACCTAAATTTTTTAACAATTTTTTTTATAGATATTGCTTCATCCTCTGTTCTTGGAATCATTTTAAAATCAAAGGTAAAAGTTCTTCTGTCAATATTATCAAAAATTAATTCAGTTCTAGTGTTGACAACTTTTCCTTGACTTATTTGCGCTAAATTTGCAGCTGATCTTTGTTCTGAAGACCCTGATTTAAATGATTGAATTGCTATTTCTGATGCTGCTGTTATGGCATTTGCCATATCAAATCCATCTATTGATGTACCTCCCTCAGTTGCTTTCAAGACCGAAGCAAGTATACCCAATTCTGCTGATTGATAAGAAGCATTTTGTACGTTTGTGATGGATGCTGGCATGTAAAGCGCAATATAATCATTTGGTTTTTCTGAGTATGGCCTTGCAATATAAGAACCTTTTGAATCTCCTGCTCCTGGAGAAAAACTCATTTTTAAATCATTAGAAGAACCTGTTTTAAAAATCTTAAATAAAATATAATACTTTGAATCATTACTTCCCAAATTACTGGGAAATTTTAAAGATGCTTCAGTACTTCCTCTAGTTTTTAATCGGTCCAGTGCTGATGATGCCACGTTCTAAATATCCTTACAACAATAAGTATTTTTATTATTTATATGGCATACAAAGGAACTTATAGACCAATCAACAGGAAAAAGTACATTGGTGACCCAAACAAAATAACCTATCGTTCACTTTGGGAAAGGTCATTTATGGTATATTGTGACAAAAATGATGCAATTCTTGCATGGGCATCTGAAGAAGTAGTTATACCATACATTTCTCCTATTGATAATAAAGTACATCGTTACTTTCCAGATTTCTTCATTAAAGTCAGGCAAAAAGACCAGTCAATTAAAAACATGTTGATTGAAATAAAACCAAAAAAACAATGCTCTCCACCAAAAATACCCAAAAGAAAAACAAAAAGTTATTTGAATGAAGTTAAAACATGGGGTGTGAATCAAGCAAAATGGAAGGCTGCAAAAGAATGGTGTGATGACCGCAAGTTTGAATTTAAATTAATAACTGAAAATGAATTAGGTTTATAGAATAAATAATCATATGGCAGATAATTATTTTGACCAAATTCTCAGTCAGCGTGGCGGTCAAGAAAGATCCTTTCGCTGGTATCAACAAAAGATAAGAGAATTTGGTATACCAACACAAAGAAGATTAATAGAAACTGGAGATGCCAATTTTGACCCACAAATTGGTAATATGAATTTTTTTGTCTACGACCCGAAGCACAAGAAAACACTTCCTTACTATGATAGATTTCCATTGATTATTCCAGTAGAAGAAAAGAATCAATATTTTCTTGGATTAAATTTTCATTACATTTCTATACCATATCGTATTTCATTAATAGAAAAATTATTAAGATTTACAAGAACCGCACAGAATGAAAATAGAATAATCATGGAATGGAGAGACATTAAAAATTTTAGAGAAGTAAGACCTATTATTAAAAAATACTTGAAACGGCATGTAAGGTCTCCATTTATTAAAATAACAGAAGAAGAATATCGGCTTGCATTAATGTTGCCAGTGCAAGATTTCAAAAAAGCAACCAGAAACAAAGTGTACTATGATTCACGAAGGATGATAAATGGCTGAAGCACCAACAGTAAAAGAAGAAGAATTTTTTACATCCATAAAAAGTTTTGGAGGCATTTCTAGACCAAATAGATTTGAGGTAGATATTTTTAGTGCTGGAGATCCAGGTGCATCTAACAATCTTTCAGCAGATGATAAATACGTTTCTTTGAGATGTCAATCAATTGATTTGCCCGGAAGAAATATGGAAACATCTCCAAATGAAAATGTATATGGTCCTGTTTATGAAGTTGTAAGAGGATTAACATTGGCAGGAACTATGACAGCCACATTTTTATTGGATGAAAATCTGAATATTAAAAGATATTTTGATAACTGGCAAAAGAAAATGTATGATGTAGAAACATATGATATAAAATATTATTCAGAATATGCAAGAGACATGACTATAAAACAATTATCAGGAAGAAATGAAGTTGTTTATAGTTGCAGGGTTTTGGAAGTATATCCAAAAACTATTGAATTGATAGGTTTAAATCACAATTCACGAAGTGAAGCATCTGTATTGAGTGTAACACTTGCATACAGAGACTGGGAAGAAATACCATAATTAAATTAAAGGAGAATAATGGCTTTACCATCATTAGCAGTAAGCAAATATGAATTGACTGTACCATCAACAGATGAAGTAATAGAATTCAGACCATTTTTAGTCAAAGAAGAAAAAATGCTTCTTTTGGCGCAACAATCAGGTAATGAAAAAGATATTATAAAAGCAGTGGAATCAATTATCAATGAATGCACATTCAAAAAAATTGATGCAAAAAAACTTCCAATTTTTGATTTGGAATATATTTTTGTCCAATTAAGAGCTAAATCTATAGGAGAAACATCGGTCATTAATGTAACGTGTCCAGATGACGGAGAAACAAAAGTAGAATTAGAAATAAATCTTGAAGATGTTAAATGTGAAAAACCAGAAGAATATTCTAATAAAATAGAATTGACTGATACCATAGGTGTTATTATGACACATCCAAGAATTAGTACAATATCCAGTATGGATATGGCAGATGCTAATTCTGGATTTGAAATCATCAAAAGTTGTATATCA